ACGCTTATCCATGAAATATTGCACGGCATATCCTACACCAGTTCACTGACAGTGGGTGGACAGCCACTTGACACTGACAACAAGGAAGAGGTGGTCATAAACCAGATAACAAACGGGTTGGCGCAGGTCTTCAGGGACAACCCCTGGCTTGCGTCTTACCTGAAGGAAAGGTTAAGGTAATGCAGACCTACGAGATAAACCTGTGGCGTGACAAAAAGGTCATCGAAAAGGTGGTCAAGCAGTTTGAAACCGATGATGACGTACTTAAATTCATCAAGGACAACTATGACAAGGATGATGAACTTCCGCGCCTGGATCAGGAAAAAGGCTATCTAAGGCCGAAAAAAAGTAGTATAATAATAACATGGTCAAAGATATCAACCTACGTTCGAAAGAACGCCCCCAGGAGACTGGTACTGGACGATAATGAAAAGGAACTGAAGGACACGCTTGAAAAATCAATTACGAGTGAGGTAATAAATGAATGGGGATACAATGAAATGTTAAGGCACACAAGAAACGCTTATGGGCCTAATCCCAACGCAAAGGGCTACAATGAGTTTCCAGGAAGGGAAGACAGGACATATTATAAAAAATGATGTATAAAATAGTAATAGTTGTGTTGCTCGTGCTTATTCTTTTAAGCACCTGCGGCAGTATTGGATAGGTATTATGGACAGGAAGAAGGGACTTACACCCAAGCAATATGAATTTCTTCAAGTAATTCAATCATTTATCAAGGCAAACGGCTACGCTCCATCGTACGAGGAGCTCAAGCAGCTGACAGGACTCAATTCCAAGAGCGCTGTTCACCAAAGGATGTATTTGCTAAAAAACCGTGGATACCTTGACTTTATTCCACATTCCAGCAGATCACTGTACCTACTATGAACAGTATTGGTATTGGCGCTGGATGCTCAAATGAAAAAAGTTTTTTTCCAAAAGTAGATTTTAGCCAATACCGTAATACCTTTCGTGATTCTCTATGTGTAGTAAGGGATACCGGGTATTGGCAAGTATTGGCAGTGTGATAAAAATGACGATAAAATGATGATTTTGAGGTCAAAATGAGTGAAAAAGATATATATAACAATAAGTTAGCACGGTTGGAAGAAAAGGTCGTCCGTAATACCATTGCCAATACCAGAGATATGGCGTTGAAATACCCACGCGGTGAGGATGGATTGACTGAAAAACAAAGGATTTTCGTTGAAATATACACTGCCAATGAGGGTAGAATGACGCCAACTGAATGCGCCAGACAGTCTGGATACAAAAGGGAGCGTGCCGCAACTACAGCATCAGAGCTGTTGAGCGTCAAGAAATACCCAAGGGTTGTTGCCGCTGTGCAGAAGAAGAGAAGTGAATTAGCTGAAACCCACAGGGTTGAAATGAACAAGCACATTCAGGAACTGGCTAGACTGAGGGACAAGGCACTCGGTGACAAATCACACAGTGCCGCAATTAACGCCGAAAGACTCAGGGGCCAAGCTGCGGGATTGTATGTTGAAAGAAAAGAAATTAGAACAGGATCAATTGATGACATGTCAAGGGAAGACGTTCTTAGACAACTGAAGGAGTTAGGATTAACAGGTGAATTTAAAAAAGAGAATAATAAAACTGTCCTATCGGTCGAAAAAAAATCCGGTAGCGAAGGAATTAAGGACATCACGCCAGTACAAACAGAGAGTAGTTAGGGACAGAACCAAGTATGACCGTAAAAACGGAAACCAACTTTTACAAGAATTTAAAGAAATGTTTGGAAAGTGGGGGTAAGAAATACATAATAACCAGGATTGAGTCATACGTTACGCCAGGATTCCCTGATTGCCTAATATATCACAATGATGTGGGATTTTTTACACTTGAATTGAAAGTGGTAAGGCGTAACAAAAAGGGTATTGGAAAGGTATTGATTTCACCGTTGCAAATCGCCTGGAATACCATTCACATGATTCATGGCGCACCAGTATTTATCTTAATACATGATCCCGGTCGGGGGATCACGAAACTTTTCCCAAGCTCCAAACTCCTTGAACTCCGCGATAATGACTACGATTCAGTGGACGGTGGCCTGTGGACCGGGGCCCTGGGAAGAGAATTCGCTGCGGAACTCCCGAAACTCCTGAAACTCCCGTAAAACAGCCAATTTTTGGTGGACATCTGACGCCTGTCTTCCGCGCACCGGGCGCGCCGGGCGTTCCTCCCTGACAAAACTCCTAGGATTTCCGCCACTTTTCATCTGGCAGCTGCCTGTGCATCCAGGAGCTGGGACCTGGGCGTCTTCCCAGTCCTGAATTTATTCCAAATGAGTTCTTGCATTGTGGATAAGAATGTGGTATAATACATATATAAATAGAAAGTAGGTTATTATGGTAGTAGACCAATCGATTACTGAAGCACTCAATAGGATTGCTGAAAACCAAGAAGAAATGAATTCAATATTAACTAGAATTGCGAATCATTATGACGGGGTTGTTCCCGTGATGACGAGAAACGCAAAGCGTGTTGAAAGGGCACAACAAGAAGCAGAGGACAGCTTTGGTGAAAAGGTAAGAAGTATCTTCAAGCCACAAACCAACTAAAACTCCCAAACTCCGCCATAGCCACCAATTTTGAGTTGGTGGCTAGGAGTGTGTTGTCCAGCGCCCGGCGCGCGATCCCGTTAAACTCCCAAACTCCAACATAGAAACGGGAGATTTCCGGGGTTTTATTTTTGGTGAGCTGGGACTACCGGGGCGCCCGGGATTTCCTGACGGAGATGAATGGCGGAAATCAGCCATTTATTTTCCTGAATTTCCTGTGGACAGATCCAGGAAGTCCTGTTATTATTGAATAACCTGGAATTGCAGGTAGAAAGAGAAGGTTATAATGGATTGAATTACATTGCTTATACCCGTAAAATTGGCTGTTTTAGGCCTTATTATATGGGTTGTTGTTAAACACGGAGTTTGAAGCTCCTGAAGAGTCTCAAGCTCCAAAGCTCCCGGGAGGTCCACCAGTCCGCTGCGGCGACGCATCCGCAGCTGGCTGGAACCGGGCGCCGGGCGTTTAAGATTTCCTCCCTCCCGAACTGGACAGTTATCCACAAGATTGTTCAAATCATCATTGATTTCGATCTGGATTGATGGTATTATGTTATTAGAAATAGAGTACTTCCTCCGAACGATTCTTCCTCTGTTTCTCATTTTGCGGAACAGTTAGGAAACTGACCAGAAGCGTGGTCTTCACCACAATTCGAGCATAAGATTACCTATCAGACCACATGGTTCGCCACATGGCATGGTAAAAGGGGCAAGATAAACGGAGTTATTCGGACTCTTGCCCCAAAAGGAGATGGTAATGGGGTTTAGTCTTTCCTCGGTTGATCAGTAGGCCATTCTAAGCTCCCAAGCTCCCAAGCTCCCCAATACTCCCCAAATAAAAGATCAATGATGATAATTGTCCACCTGTCGCCCGGGGCGCACGGGACGCAGCTGACGGTAATCAAGCTCCGATGAAAACTCCTCGTTTTCCAACCACTTTGAATGGATGATGTATGTCCCCGGGCATCCTGCAGCGTCAGGAGATGAGTGGATAACTTATGGAAGTGCCTTAATATTACCTTTATTGTTTCATTGAAATTAGGTAAATAATGCTTATATTATAACTATAAATAGAAAGGAACACATGACTAAATCAGAATTTAAGAACATAGTGAAGAATGGTTTCTTCACTTGCAAGTGGATTAAGAACAATGGCGAAGTTGGCAATATCACAAGAGGTATTGTTGGACAGAATGGCTACAGATTTACCAAAAGTGGAGAAGTTAGGGAACACCCAAATTATCTATTGGTATTCTGTGTTGACAACAGTTCTCAAGGAAATCATGGTTGGGCAAGTGTAAACCCAAACACAATATTTGAGATTAACAGTGTGAGTTATCCACAATGAATTTAATTACTTTCATAATAGCCGTATCTTTGATGTGGCTATTCGTGTATTATAGTGCCATTAATTTATAACAAAGGAGAAGCAGAAATGACAAACGAAGTCACTACTACCAAACAAACCTCAGTAACAAATGTGGACATTAGTCCAGTTATTAAAGAGGTGATTGAATACACCAAAGATCAAGCAGTCATTAATGACATTAAGACTGTCTTGGCTTCCGTTCCCAAATCTAGCAGTATGGATTGGAAGCTAGTAAGTGGTGTAATAATGAACTCACTTGTTGAGTGGGTTGTTGAAAACAAAGACAATGACGAAGTTAGGTCATTGGATTTGATTACACATTTACAAAGAGATGTTGGCTACTTACTAGAAAGGTTGGGTTTAGCTTCATAGTTCCTTTGTTGCTAATGATAGAAGGGCGATACTAGATATCGCCCTTTTTTTATGCCCAGGATACTAACTGTCGTGGTACTAGATGTAGTGGCGCGGCGTATTGTCGCAGGCGGCGCCCGGGAACTCTCCGACCCCCAACCCCCCCCTTTTACGAAAAGCATGCTTTAGAATTTTGCGGACAAGGTTTGAGAGTGACAATGACGTCAAAAAACGTTATATAGGGTGGTAGGGGTAAAAAATTTTTAAAAAATGAAAAATATTTCTGATTTAGAGAAGCTTGACACCAGAACTTTGAAGTATATCCTTAAAAATGCTCTCCTTGACAAGCAGGAAAAGACCCAAAATGACTTTTTGAGCTTCGTGAAGGCCGTTTGGCCCGATTTTGTTGAGGGAAAGCACCATAGAATATACGCGGAGAAGCTAAATCGCATAGCAAAGGGCGAATTGAAGCGATTAATCGTCAATATGCCCCCAAGACACACAAAATCGGAGTTTGCGTCACACCTTTTTCCGGCTTTTTTCATGGGAAGGCACCCAAAAGCCAAATTAATACAAACCACGCATACAGGGGAATTGGCAATTCGATTTGGACGCAAGGCCAAGAACATGATAGAATCAACGGAGTATGAAAGAATTTTTCCTGATGTCCGTCTTGCGGCGGACTCTAAGGCGGCTGGTAGATGGGAGTCTAATCATGGCGGCGAGTATTTTGCTGCTGGCGTTGGCGGCGCTATTACTGGTCGTGGTGCCGATTTGCTGGTTATTGATGATCCTCACTCAGAACAGGATGCTTTGTCTCCTGCTGTTTTGGAGTCTCATTATGAGTGGTATACTTCTGGCCCTCGTCAGCGTCTTCAACCTGGTGGTGCCATAGTACTTGTCATGACAAGGTGGTCCGTAAAGGACTTAACCGGCAAACTGCTGGAGGCCCAGGCCAAGGATGACGAAACGGACCAGTGGGAAGTTGTCGAGTTTCCGGCGGTCATAAACGAGAAACCCATGTGGGGCAATTTTTGGTCCATGAAGGGATTGATGGGAGTGAAGGCTTCCATTCCGCTTACAAAATGGCAGGCACAGTGGATGCAGGCCCCAACCTCCGAGGAAGGGGCGATCATAAAGCGTGAATGGTGGAAGACATGGGAAAAGGAGGACATACCAAAACTTCAGTACATCATACAGTCATATGACACCGCTTTCAGCTCAAAGGAAACGGCTGACTACTCCGCGATAACGACATGGGGAGTTTTTGAGCCGGAGGAGGGTGGAAGGCCCAACTTAATTTTGCTTGACGCTAAAAAGGGAAGGTGGAACTTTCCGGAGCTGAAATCAATAGCGCAGGAGGAGTACAACTACTGGGAACCGGAGGCTATTTTGATAGAGGCGAAGGCGAGTGGATTGCCCCTAACTCATGAGTTGCAAAAATCAGGAATACCTGTTATAAATTATACACCCTCACGAGGTAACGATAAACATTCGAGGGTAAACAGCGTAGCCCCACTCTTTGAGTCGGGAGCGATATGGGCGCCCACTAAAAAGTTCGCCGAGGAAGTGATAGAGGAATGCGCGGCGTTTCCGTTCGGTGATCACGACGATTACGTGGATTCAACCACGCAGGCGTTGATGCGTTACAGGCAGGGATATTTTGTCGGGCTTAAGGAAGACTATGAGGATGAGGAGAGCGTTCAAACAGGAGGGAGAGAATATTACTGATGGCTGATGAAGATAAAAAAAGCTGGATTGACCGTGCGTGGGGATGGCGTGACAACCTTAGAAAGAAAGCGAAACCCTTCTTTGACAGGATGGAAAGAAAGGACCGCGAATGGGCTGAAAAAATACAGGATCAGATACCCGTAGCTTCGGACAGTGTTAAGGATTTTTGGAAGCACAGGGATGAAAGAAAAAACTGGAAAGACACCGCAAGAATATTTGGAAATTATTTAGACTGGGAAAAGGACTTAATAGGCGCATCCGCCAGGACCATTCCAAGAGCGCTTGGATTTGACATTGAATACTACAATCCCTTCAACCTAAAGGAAGCGGCGAAAAGAAACACGTTCATTCCCGGAATTGATTTTCAGGGATGGGACGCTGGACACGCAGGAGTTGGGGCAACGCAGTATCTGGACACCACACTAGGAAACATTATGGGAGGGCAGTACGATGAAACCCTTTCCCTTGCAAATCCAGAAAGCGTGGCGAGCAAGTTTTTAAAGCAGTATGACAGTCAGGAAGCCTATAATGCATGGATGGCTGATAACGTTACCGATAAGGACAGGGAAAAAATAAAGAAAGAAGTTGAAAGTGAATTGAACTGGTTTGACTGGGCCAACGAGCATCCATACAATCCCAGAGAGGATTTTTATAAGGCAAGAAATGATCTGTACGCCAACAAGGAATGGGAAAATTTCCTTGATCCTTACATGAAGGACGTTGGGGAAAAATATCAAAAAAGAATGCTTGATGAGTTTGGTGCGTATGACACTCTAAATCCTGCCTACATGTCAAATTTGGGATCGGAAAAACCGTTGGTAATGCAGTCCATGAGCGGTGACGAGCAGTTCGCGATGGACACTGACTGGTTTAACGCAATGATGGACGATGATCCAGACAATGACAGAAGCTATCCGGAGGAATTTAACTTCGGGGCCTTTGATCCGCTGTATGACGCGTGGACGCAGGATTTTAGGTATGAATATGACGAACCGGAGCATTATGACCATATACTTCCCAACCTAGCCGCCGGAATTTTAACGGCTGGTGGAGCTGTAAAAACAATGAACACTTTGGCGAAAAGGGCACCCAACTGGATGCAGACAGGACTAAAGGTCGCCCATCCGGGAACGACCCAGCTTGGACCTTGGCCTACGGCCCGGGGTTTGGCGCAAACGGGAATCATACCCGTGTTAAGTGAAAAGTGGAAACAGGGTTATTACTATCCGTCTGAGTAATGGGTGCTATATATAAAAAAGCAGCAGAAGGAATTGCATCTTTAGTTAAACGACCAACAGGAAAGTATATACGAACAGAGAAACAAAGACTGGCGCAAAGCCTTCGTGCCCAGGCAAGAGAAAAATCAACGGATACATTTAAGTATGAAGGAAAAACATACCCTAAATCAGAAGGTGTTAAGGCATTCTATAAGTCTGAAAAAAATAAATCAGGGACTGCTTACAAGTGGGTACCAAAAGATGTAAGGGGGAGAGGATTTGGCAACCCTGCTCTTCGAGAAAGTGAATACGCTATAAAGCAAATCAAAGAAGCAAATTTAATAAAAGATAAACTGAGAGAACTGGATGTCGAGGAACTTAAGGGAATGTATGGTCCTGACCTTGTTAAGTACATTAAAGACACCCTAAATTTTAAACGAACTCCTAGAGCGTTACAGCTTATGCAACAAAAAGTTGTTGGAGGGGGATGGAAGAAGGGAAAAGGGCCTAGAGGAAGTGCCGGGCGAGAAGGTAAATTTACGTATGGGGGAAAAACATACCTTAAATCAGAAGGAGTTCAAACGACATACCATAAGGACGGATTAACAACAACAAGGTGGACTCCAAAAAGTATAATAGGGACAAGACCAGGAAATATTCACCCTAACCCAGTACAGGCCGCAGAAAGGGAAGCTATAAGAACTGAACTGAAAAAAATAGATAAAGAGACTCTTAAGGGAATGACCGGTAATGAACTTCGGTCTCTTGCCAACAAAATCCCCGGCATAAACAGAAAGAGTGCGAATGCTATATACGAAATACGAGAGGAAGTTATTGGGGGTGGATGGAAAGCAGGACAAGGAAAGAGACCATTGGTAGGAGGCAAACTTGCCAGATTTTCAGGGATAAATGATTTAAGTCCTGAAAATTTTAATAAAGTTAGAGATTTTCTTAGTATAATGCAAAAATCATCTGATGTATTATACCCCATTATTGATAGAATGGTTAAATTTGCAAAAAGAAAAGGGGTTCCTGAAGAACAGATAATGAAAAAGCTTTACGATACGGATATTGAGGGTATTAGCAATATTATCATTAAAAAACATGAATTAAGGAAGTTATATAGGGAAGCTAAAAAATTAGGGCTGGATCCTGATGTTATGGACCTTTCCCATATAGATTCTATAGAGCGTAATTGGGAAAAAGCCTTGGATCCTTCCAACTTATTTTTTGCTAATTATAAATCAAACAGGTATTTACAGAAAGATATAGAAAAGCAGATAAACATATTAAGGGATGCTATTCCCAAGGCTAAATCTCTAGCTGATAAGAAAATGATAGCACAGCAAAAGATAGTTTTGGATCCAACAAAAAGAAAAGAGCATATGTATGAATATTACAAGCCACGAACTTTAGCGGAGATGAGAGAAGAGTTGGCGGAAGCTAATCTAGTGTCTGAAATTGGAGGAACACGACGTGGGGCTAAAATAGACCCAAACGATCCTTATTTCGCTGAAAAATTGGCTTCTAAATTGAGGTCAGATATTGAAGGACAAAAAGGACAATTAAGGGCAGGAGCTTACGGCATGGCCGGAGGCGGACTGATCAAGAAACTTCTGGGTGAGAGCCTTGGCAACATGTCAAGAAGAAAGTTCCTGAAGGGAATGGGCGCGACGGCTGCGCACGCGGCGTTGCCAAGAGTGATGGCGGAACCTACAAAGGCAGTCGCAAAAAAAGCGGCGTTTGACTTTGCCCCTCCGTGGGTTTCACAGATGGCCACCGCCCTTGAAACGGCGGTAAAACACAAGAAACAGGTCAAGCTTCCCAACGGAACGGTTATATACTATTTAAAAAAACCGCATACGGAGTATGACTCGCACAAGCTTGCGGTAAAGACGGTTGACGGGGAGGAGGATCTCGTTAATTACAAGGCGCGAAAGAACGGTGACGAGGTTGAAATAGAGTTTGACATACGCGATGAGGGACACAACAACCAGCACATCTTCCTGGACAGGAAAAACAAGGTTGCGGAACTTATTGACGAGAACTACTACATGACATCCCCGGAGGACTTCGCAAAGGATGACCCCATCATTTGGGACGTGTCAAAGCCCGCTATCAGGTCTGACATTTCACAGACGGCCACTTCCGACATTTCGAAAAGAGCCATGGACAAAAGTATCATACTGGATAAAAGCACCAAGGCGGATGATTACATATATGACTACATGTCAATGCCTGAAGGCAGTGATTACAACTATATGTGGGAAAGATATGTTGATTCATTTTCCCCAGCTGGTAATATATTCAAAACAAAGGAATACGCAAGGCAGATGAGGAAACAAGAGGCACGCCAAAAGAAATTAAGGGAGGAAAGAGAGATGGATCGCATGAGTCATTGGGAAGAACAGTTCAGGGGAGGACACGGAACGCATGGATATTACAGAGGTGGAATGAGCATGAAGGATTATCCTCGTCATAACTTGGATATGGAGAGAGTTCTAGATTCAATGTCCTATGTGGAAAGTAGAAATCGACCAAATATAATAGGCCCTTCAATCCCAGGGCGAAGTGAGAAAGCTCATGGGCTATTTCAAATACTCCCCTCAACAGCAAAAGATCCAGGATATAGGGTTACACCCTGGAAAAATTTTTCTAATGAATGGAAAGATCCAATTAAACAAAGAGATTTCGCAAACAGATATTTGACAGGTTTATTAAATCACCATAAAGGAAATTGGCATTCAGCCCTTAGCCAATATGGAGGAGTAACGGATCCTGGAAGTGATTATTATTGGGATTTAATTATGAACCAATACAACAAAGGAGGAATAGCGAGAAGGCCAAACGCGGTTCCGCCGACATCAGGACCGGAATCTGATTTTGTCAGTGACGGAATAGAAATGATAAAAAACAACCCGCAGAGATTTGTGGCAGGAGGACTTGTCAAGCGTTATGCCCCAAAAGTTTTGGGAAAAAAATCAATGTACAAGCCACAGATTGAAGCAAGAAAATTAGGCAAAGGACCTGACTTGAGCAGGGTAAGAACGGATTTGTACGAAGCGCCACCAGGACCATATACAATAACAGATGAACATGGAAATATGATTGGAGGAACTTTTAAGACGCTAGATGAGACTAAAGCTGCTATGGAAAAGCTTGGTGCATTAAGAACTCAAGATCCATTAAATTTTAAAATATTTGGTGCACGACCGCCTAAGACA